GATCAGGTGCCCGTGATTGCGCTTTGATCTGTTTGTTGAGCTTAGCGTTACCAAGAAGACTGACAGCTTTCTCCAAAGGAGCACCAATGATAACACCGGCTCCTGCACCAACAAGACCTTCTTCTGTTCGTTGAGCTAGATCACCTTCAGCACTTCCGAATCCGTACAGAAAACCACCAGTACCGCCTTTGATGCCACCACGAATTAACGGTGCGGCTCTTTCAATATATGCAGGTGCTTTCAAAAGACTTGCGGGAGTCAGGACGGCACCGACGAGTTCCTGAGACAATGCAGAACCGGGGTTAGCTTCAGCGTAGGCTTGCATCTCTTGACGAATCACGTCGAGATTCTCTTGATACCCTTTGTCACCAAAGGCTGAACGTAAGGCCGCCTCAGCCTCATCAGCAGTCCCAAAGGACATACCCTGCAAGACATTCCTGATCGTCGCTTTAGTGGCTTCTGGTGTGCTCTCAACGCCTGTTTCAGACACTGTGAGTGCATCAGCCATCTCAGGTTCTACATAAGGCTCTTGAGTATACTGGACTTGTGGCTTTGCAGGTTCTTGAGGTTGCTCAGGTGTAGGTTTTTGTTTTTGTAGAGCAAGCCTAGCTCGTGCAAGTGCTAATGCTTGTTCTTTTGTCACTTGTAAGCCTCCATCAGGGCATTCTTAGTTGCTTCATCTAATTTTTCCCACCCTGCTTGGACATCTTCAGGTAAGACACTAATGTCAAAAGTGTCATCTGCAGGCTCCAAAGGTGTGTATGATCCATCAGGGTTACGATTGGCAGTCCTGAATGGAATCAAGTCACCTAGACCTTCTGCAATCAATTGCTCGTCGGTCAAGTCATTAGCAACAGCTTCTACAGCCTTACGGTAGGTGTCTTTGACTTTGTTCAAACTAGCAACCAACTCTGTGTCTTTCATGTTGGGGTTCAACGGAGCAATCGAACTCTGAAGCGCATAGAGTTCCTGCAAGGCTACCTGACCAAGAGCACCACCAGTCGGTGATTCATCACGCATCCTCTGCAGTCTGTCGAAACCAATGTTTGCCCTAATGGTTGTCAATTGTTCTGTCAATGCAAGACGACTTGTCTCAGCACTAATGATACCACCTGAGAGTTTCCCAAGTTGCTCAATGAACGCACCTGATTTACCGGTGGCCCAGTTATCTGGATCTTCGGCAATCTCAATGGCAAGATCAATTGACGGAGCAACAACCTGAGTAAACTTTGTTGCCTTACCACGCTTACCGGCCCTAACCGCCTCTTGAGATTGCTGTAGTTCTCGTTCTTGAGGTGATCCCGGAATAGGTTGCATAGAGATCAAAGGACGATTGTTTGCATCCGTATCAACAATTACTTGATACCCTACAGGGATTGTACCAAGTTGTGGTAAATCAGCCCCTGCAATACGAGACACCTTACCATCACTACCACGTTGATATAGTCCCGGTGCAGTAATGCCTAGTTGATTCTTTTGAGCCTCTGTCAAGATTTCATATGTTGTGTTTGGCGTACGTTTACGAGCATCATAGATTTCATTAAACTTTTTTGTCTTAGGATCATAGTTTCCTAAGACATTTCCAACATTAATTGGTTCTTGTGCTTTACGAACAGCCTCAATACCATCCTTGACATCCATTGCTCCAGAAGCAACTAAGTTACCAAGATCAGGATTCGTCTGAGAGATAAAAGCTACTGCTTGTTCTCTTGCTTTAACTTGACGCTCTTTCTCACGCTGTGCTTCAGCACGAACATTGAAGGCTTCAGAAGCGGCTGTAATGTCACCTGAGAGACGCTGAAGTGTTTCCGCAGGGGCACCGGCTTGCTTAAGACGAGTATAGGTCTCAGCCATGTTCTGAATGTTTCCGGGCTGATAGTCTCTTTGAATCTCTTCTAATGCTTCAGCTTTTTGCATTTCCTCATCAGGGCCTGCGAACAGACTGGCTAAACCGTACCCGATACCAGTACCGATTGTCTGATATGGGTTGTCTGCTTTACCGAACATAGAAAGACGCTCTTTTAGACGCTTAGCGGCTACCTGTTGCGGAGTTTCTAATCCAAACAACGAATATACTGTATCGCCTTTAGCCATTAGTGTACTCCTTTCAACTCAGGATGTGAGTAATCAACCATCAAGTATCCACTATCGTGTACAACTACGGCTTCAGGAATTGTTTCCAACACTTCTTGAGCAAGAACACCAAAAGTAGGCTCTTGGATAGTAGCGTTATTCCATTCCCAAGTGTAGAGTTTTATACCATTAGGAAGTGTATCAACATGAGTGATGTTATCTTTTAGTCTCATGTCTGAAAACGCAGTAGCGGCCCCTTTAATAATTCCTGCACCCATAGCGGCTCTGTTTCCTGCTTTTGCCGCTTGTGCTTGTTGCATCATACCGTATGGTTGCATGACAACATTAGCCGCCGCAGTATTAGCCGCAGAACGAGCAGTTTCAGCATCGACACCAAGAGACAACAATTGTTGTTCAAGACCAGAAACACCCATGGCGGACGACATTAATCCAGTACCCATCTGAGCTAATTGGCCCATTTCATTATAGGCTTGTTGCGATGCTTGTGGAACCAATCCTGCAAGTGCTTGAGACTGGGCTACATTAAGCCCAAAGAAATCAGGATTGACCATTCCTGAGCCTTCTCCTGCACCGACACCTTCACCGGCTAAACGCAGTCCTAAACGACCACTCATAAATGATTGACCCGCTTGTTTAGCACGTTGCTGAGCAAACAATGGGTCTAACAGTGCGGCATTTTGCTCAACAATCTGCTGAGTACGTTGTCGTGGGTCAAACTGAGACAGTTGGCTTAAAAATCCTTGTGCACCGCCAGTTGCTTGAGTTAGATACTGCTGAAATGGGCTACTTAATTCAGACCTATAACCACCCGTTGCAGGATCATACGCTGTAGTTCCTGTGGATGTACGGACTGTCCACGGATTAAAACGAATGCCCGGAGCTAATTCATTAGCTTTTGCCATTGCTTCACGAGCAGTTCCTGTGCCTGTATCTCCTCCGCCCAAGAGATCCTTAAAGAAACCCATTATACTATCCTCAGTTTTGTCTTAATTTTGGAAGTCCACTTACGAACACCCATGTGAGTCCAAGTTCTATCTGCAAACCGTTCAAAGTAAATCGTGTATGCAGGTTGTATTGCTACTGGTGTTTTAATCAAATATCACCTGCAACTTGTATTGCTACTGATGTACCGCCATTGTGAGAAGTGTTTGCCCCGGTGACAGAATGTCCTTCATATAAGTTAACAGACTGACCTTCAGTAAATGTACCGTCAGAAGTAACCATACGATACCCACGAGCTAATACAACACGATACACAGTATCTTTTCCCGGCCCTTGTGTGTACGACTGACTTGTGAAGGCATCTGAAAAAATACCCTGTAAGCGGGGAACCCAAGTGTTTTCAAAATTAGACGAGTCAGGGGCTAATCCAAATGACGCAGAAATCCCATTAACAATTAAAGTACTGAACGAGTTATTAGGGCCATACACTTGCGTATCATTAAAGTACACACGCTCAACACGAGTGCCGTTAAAGTAGAAGTTGTCCTGCCACCCAATCAGACTACCGCCGTTGAAGCTAATCACAACTAGGCGTCCTGCGTGTAGATGTAAAGATCAGTACCATCTAAGTATGCTCTGACTGTTCCTGCGGTTGCTTCAGAGGCATAGCCAAGCGCAGGAATTGCATCAATTTCTTGCTTAACATATGCAGTCGTTGCAATCTTAGTTGAGTTATCAGCCGTTGTTTGTGTAGGTGCTGTTGGGTTACCTGTTAAATCAGGTGACGCTAAAGGTGCAAATGAGTTAGCAACAAAGGCTGTCGTTGCAATAGACGTATCCGCTGTACCTGCCGCTTTCGTAGGAGCCGTAGGTGTGCCTGAGAATGCAGGAGATGCAACGTCTGCTTTTGAGTTGATCGCTGTTTGGATATTGTTAAACTCATCGTCAATCTCTGTGCCTTTGATAACCTTAAGTGGTTCACCAGTCTGCAGAGTATCTTTACTTGCAAAGTTTGTTGATTTAGTATAGTTACTCATTATAGAATCCTGCCTTGTTTAACATAGATATCCATCTTCTGTATTGATAAAGCACCGCCATTGACATCTGCTTCAAACCCTAATTGCATGACGTTACCTGAACCTGATGCGGCAATACGAATGGTATCAACCAACACACCACCAGAGTATTCAGCGGCAAAGTCTACAGCTTTTACATACAGTGTTGTTTCTGTACGTGTACCCGGAGTAGTAACATTACCGCTTCCATCAAAGACTGTATCGTTTTGATGATAGTAATAACCATCTGCATCTAAGTACACAATTAGAGGTACATTGTACACCGCATCTTGTGTTAGCTGAAAGTCAACCGTGTAGTGTTCATCCGGTGTTGTATCTTCGTTGGTAATCGTTGTTGATGTCTGACTAACTGATGGCGTTGCTGTAGTTAAACCATACTTACCAATTGTCTCAGACGGGGCATTAGAACCATACTCATAGATTGTACCTTGACGTACATCCAACGAGTAAGACTGGTAGATATCGCTATAATCAAATCCAGACTTGACAACAAAGTTCTGACCAATTGCACCAATCACTGTGATACTTAAACGCTTGAGTATTTTACTAACAGACGCATCACCAAGATCAAAGTAGTTTGTAAAGTAAGTCATACGATACTGGCTACCATTGTCTTGGTGTCCAAAATACTGAGCAAGACCATCTTCATGAGTCATGTATACTGTGCCATCAAACGCAAGCCATGATGTAAAGTTCATGTTATCCCAAACAGTCACACGGGCACTACCATCTTGTAATGGCCCACGCATATCAAAGCAGTACACTTTGTTTGTTGATGGGAATGCAAGCAGATAGAATGCATAACGCTCTGAGTACACTGCTTTAATGTCTGCTTTGGTTTCACCTTCTAAGAACTGTACAAGATCATCACGCACGTTCTTAGATAACTCACGCATTGGTGTAGACTTCTCTTGAATGACTCGTCCAAGGCTACGCAAACCTGACTCTGACAAGAAAAGAATATCACCGCCTGTGTTTACAATAGAGTCACGGGCAATACAACCTACACCGGAGATAACTTCTACAAGCTGTAAGGTCGTTGGATCAAGATAAGTTTGTGATGTGTCACTGTCACCAAAGATAATAACGTTTTGTTTACAGAAGACAATCAAGAAACCATTGTGTGCGCCTAAGCCTATAATCTCATCGTTGCCGTACACAAGGATACTTGAGATGTCTAAACTACCTGCTGTTCCTCCATTCCAGTCTGTGCCGTCAAGTAAGTTAGACCAATATAGTGTTGTTTTGTTAGTAGCTGTTGATGCCGCCCAAATGCGACCATAAGCTGACAATGCTACGTTTGCTTCAGGGGGTGTATCATGATACCAAGCGGCTGTAATTGTACCTGTAGCAGGGTTGTTAGAATTAGAATTTGGCATTGTATAAGTATAGGTATTTGTCCCAGTCACCGTAACAGTAAACGTACCATTAAAGACAGCTTCATTAGCACCACTGATTGTAACAGGATTGCCTGATGTAAACCCATGACTTGTATGTGTAACCGTTGCAGTCGTTGAGTTTGAAGTAATTGTAACTGTAGCGGTACTTAATGCATCGCTCATATCTTTGACTTCGCCTGAAACAGTGTCAAAGAATAATGGTTCGTATCCTGCTTGGAACAAGTATGCCGCATCATTTAGTGTTACAGCCTGCCAGTTACCTTCAGTAATCGACTGTGATCCTGAGTATGTAACAGCCGTTAGTGTGCCTGCAGAGTAAATGTAAAAGTTTGTATCTGACCAAGCACCAAAGTATTCTGTTGCGTCAATGTCAACAAACCGATGCATACCTTGCAGACCAACGCCAGTAGACTCGTCTAAGAATGTCCATCCCTTACGAGCACCTAAACGTCCAAACTTATCAATTACGCAGTTGGTAGCTTGTAATGCAAAGCCAGACTCAAGCGTAATACCAGACTCTTGGGTGTTTAATCCGAAGAAACCCGGTGCGGCAATACTAGCACTCTGTAAGGGCTTGGTCATACGGTATACCAGATTGTTTCTTCAGGATGTTTAGCGGCATCAAGTGCAATAGCATCTGAAATAAACCGCTGTGCAGTATTGTACGCTGACATACCTGCAACACCTCCGTCTTCTCCACGCTCCTCTACTGCTTTAGCATATGCCAAATGTATAACAGGTTGAGACGGAATGGTTAAGGTATCTGCATCTGCGGTTAAATCTGCAGTTCGTTTAATCACATTAAACCGTAACGTATAAACACCATTTGGAATTGGATACAGATCAATCAAAGTGTCACCATCAGATGACACCCCGTTAAATGAGTAATACCTTGGTGACTCACGAGAAGGAGTAGAATTTAAAAACAAATTATTCATCTCGTGTGCTTCTTTGTACTGCAAGAAAAAGTTGTCAGAGTCATTCAAAGCATCAAGAACAGTAAGACGATTTTGTGTGCCGTTAAGCTCATAGTTAAATGTGTCAGCTACTGTTGTTACCGTCAATGTCTCACGCAATGCAGACCACGCCCATGCGTTTTCTACTTCTTCCTTAGCATCATTAACTAATAAAGAAATCAAAGTTGAGTACGCAGTTTCTTCTATTGTAGAAACAGTACGTTCTCTTAATCTTTTAAGTACATTGTTTACTAATTGGAGATATGTCATTACTTTGATTCTCTGTTAAGTCTATAGTATACCACAAATTTATACAAATGTCAAGATTACCACTTGACTTTATCAGCCCAGTATGCCGCAGACATCTTACCTTTTTGAATATTCTTAGCGTGTCTAGCTTTGAATGATGCTCTTTTCTTTTTCATACGTTCAGATTCACCAGACTTTGGTTTACCTGCAGTCTTTGCACCTTGCTCACCAAACCGAATAGTTTTTACTTGGTCACCTTGTTTAGCTACAACAACGTGAGATTTCTTAGGATGATTAGGCGTACGTTTTGGTTTGTTATAGCCGCTAACACCTGCACGTTGAAGCCTGGAATCTTTTTTTGTTGGCATTACTTTCTCCGTTTACCAGAGGCTGTTACTTTATGTTTAATCTTAGCGGGGCCAGTTTTGCGTTTTACACTGCTACGCTTTTCAGCCGCTGTCATTTTCTTTGCTACAGCTTTGGGACGACAGGAAGGATACGGACGCTTTGAGTTACCTTTAGCAGACTTACGTCCACATTCTTTGCCTGTCTTCAGGTCTACCCATTCTTCCTTAAACCACTTGGTTAGCCCACCCTTTGGTTTACTTGTACTTCCCGCCACGCTTCTTGTACTCCTTGGTAAGCCATCCACTTGCATACGCAGAAGGCCAGACTTTATACTTCTTCTTTGCCTCAGCCTTCACGCGATTGTACAGTGCTTTGTTGGTAGGCGTAGCCATTACTTCTTTGCTTTCTTCATGCACTTGCCCATTGCTTTACACTTAGCTTTATTCGGACAACCTGCACAAGGTTTAAACGCTTTGGTTGTTTTCTTTTTACCGTACATCATATTACTTCTTCCTTACTGATTCGGCTAAACCGCCGCCAAAGTAAAAGCCAACAATCATCAACATAATTTCTCCAATCCAGAAGTCACCGATGATTTGTTTGACTGCGTTAATATCACCTTTACCTGCTAACGTCATAGCAAGTACAAGGACAAACATGCTAAGAAACACTGCTGTGAACATTAGAGCAATGTAGCGTTGTGCGAGCTTGAATGGAGCATAGGCGTTCATGAGGTCAATCTTCGCCTTTGACTTAGCGGCAATGGCTTCCTCATCAGAAGTGTGCATATCATCAATTAACTCCATTCCTTTCTTGATGACATCGCCTGAGCCAAGTATTTTAGAAATGATTCCAATCATGAGGCATTTCCTGTTACGTCCGTCTGTATACACACTGCTTCATAGTTCATCTTAGGCTGTGGTGCTGTTGCCATAAAATACTCACGGGCTTCAAAGCACTCGTCCATTGTTGTAAATGGCCCTTGAGGATAGACAGCGTAGCCGTCAGACTGAATTAGGATTGCAAATAATAACCACATAGGTGACCTACTGTTTACTGAGCCAATAGAAGATGTATATTACCAAGCCAATGGCTGAGAGAACGCTAATGCCCAAACCGATGCTAATACAAATATCAACAATTTGTTTCTTACGCTTAGCTTTCTTGGCTTTCTCAGCTTTCTCTGCGGCTTCACGGCTTTCTTTCATCTTCCTTTGGTAGTCTAACCAATCTGTCCATAACCCGGCTCGCCCTTGCCAGATCATCATTTGCTTCAGAGCCTCCTCATATTCTTTGAGTTGCTCTGTTGCCATGAAC